GTGTAGACATTGTTGTTACACAGAAAGATTTAAAGGTAATACAGAATTAAGAAAAGATGCACCACAACAGTAAAGATTTGACAAATAAAACATTCAATGATTTAACTGCATTACATGTAGTAGATAAACCTAAATCTATCAATAGTATTAATAGAGGAGTTTGGTGGTTATGTAAATGTAAATGCGGTAAAGAAAGAATTGTTCGTTCTACAGAATTAACTAGAGAACACACTAAATCTTGTGGATGCATGAATAAGTATTACAATAGTAAAAAATATAAAGGTGTTGGATTGTTAGCACAATCAGTTTATAGCCATATGCAATGGGGAGCTAAAAAAAGAAATATAGAATTTAATGTAAGTAAAGAATATCTTTGGGAAAAATATCAAAACCAAAATGGTAAATGTTATTATACAGATTTAGATATAGATTTAAATACTAGAAATTTTAAAAAGACAGCTTCTATTGATAGAATAGATTCTTCATTAGGATACATTGAAGGAAATGTTGTATGGGTACATAAAAACATTAATATAATGAAAAACGTTTTTTCTGAGGAAGAGTTTATAAATTATTGTAAATTAGTAGTCAATAAACATTGTCCTTATACAGAAAGATCAAAAAATAACACTGAGTTAAAAAAATAATTTCTGTTCTGTTTTTTAATTGTTGAGAAGGCCCTAGGTGAAAATCTGGGGCTTTTTTATCCTTAAAATGTCAAGTAAACGATGGAAAAAACCTGACATTTCACTTGCAAAAAACAGCAGAAATCACTAACTTTAAACAATTAAAACAATTAAATAATGGCAAAGAAAGCAGCAGTAAAAGAAACTGATAACAAGTTTCAAGAAACAATCGACAACCTAAATAAAAAATATGGTGTTGGTTCAGTATTAGCATTAGATTCTAAATCAGGAGGAGATTATGATGTAATCAGTACAGGTAGTATTGGTTTTGATCACATCACTCTAGGTGTAGGAGGATTTGTAAAAGGTAAGCTATATGAGCTTATGGGATGGGAAGGTACAGGTAAATCTACAATTTGTGGACATGCTGCAGCAGAATGTCAGAAAGCAGGAGGTACTGTATTATATATTGATGGTGAGCACGCTGTTGATAAAAATTATTTCAAGAAATTGGGAGTGGACACAACTAAGATGTTGATTGCTCAACCATCATGTGGTGAGGAAGGTTTCAACATTGCTATGGATATGATTAACACTGGAAAGATTGATCTTGTGATAATCGATTCAGATTCATCATTAATCCCTAAGAAGATGTTAGATGGTGATGTAGGAGACTCTACAATCGGTAGAAAAGCTTTATTGAACAGTAATGCTTATCCAAAGTTAAAAGGTGCTCTATCAGAACATAATGTATGTGTAATAGTTATCAGTCAGTATCGTGAGAAGATTGGTGTTATGTTTGGTAACCCAACAACAACTCAGGGAGGTCATGCATTGAAATTCTACAGTGATGTAAGAATAGAGGTATCTAGAACCTTAGCAAAAGATGGTGATGTAAACTATGGTAACATTACTAAGCTGAAAGCTATCAAGAATAAAATGTCTCCTCCATATAGAAAATCAGAGTTTGAGATTGTATATGGTAAAGGAATAGATGTTCTTGATGAGATGATGAGTCTTCTTAACGAGTTTGAGATAGGTAGAAAGTATGGTAAGACAATGACCATTGATGGAACTAAGTATGACTTAGAGGAATTCAAACAAATGGTTGTAGACAATCCAGAATTCTATGATGAGTTAAGACAAAAGATTATAGCTAAGATTAACGAAGTTGATATTCCTGTAGAGGAAATAGAAGTGGAAGAAGATGTAGTTTCTCCATGTGCTAATCATAGTTTATTTAATGATGAAGAGTTATGATAATTGGTATAAACGGTAAGATCGGGAGTGGTAAAGATACTGTAGGTAGTATTATTCAATACTTAACATATGGTGCTGATAAAGCAAATATATCATATGATAATTGGGATGGTCAACCTGTATGGGGTACAGAAAACAATTCTTTTCATAAATCAACTTGGGAAGTGAAAAAGTTTGCAGGGAAGCTAAAAACAACAGCTTCCCTTCTTACTGGGATTCCTGTAGAGATGTTTGAGGATCAAGAGTTCAAGAAGACTAATCTTTCTGATGAGTGGTCTAATCTACAACAATCAGGAAGAAGTAAAGTGTTACTTCCTATGACTGTAAGAGAATTTCTTCAGAAACTTGGTACAGAAGCAATGCGTGATGGTCTTCATACAAATGTATGGGTAAATGCTTTGTTTGCCGATTATAAACCAACACAAATGGTAAGCAGTTTCCCTCCTCCTGCTACAGAAGAAGAGTATATTGCACAACAAGGTTATCCTAATTGGATTATTACAGACATGAGATTTCCTAATGAAATGGAAGCTGTAGAAAAAAGAGAAGGTGTCACTATTAGAGTGGTTAGACCTGGAACAAATGTTGGAACACATCCAAGTGAGACAGCTCTTGATGATGCTTATTTTGATCATGTAATTTCTAATGATGGGACCATAGAAGATCTTATAGAGAAGGTGAGACAAATATTAACTATAGAAAAAATACTATGAGAGATTCAATAAAGTTATTTATAACAGGATTTGTACAAGTGTTCTTTGTAGCAGTTAATACATACTTCTTAAGTAAGATATTCTATCTAGGAGTGTTTCTATGTGCTTTCATGATTTCATTCATATGGAGTTGGAATGTAAAGAAGGTGGCTTTTGGAACAACATCAGATAGGATTGTATATGCATTGGGTGCTGCATTTGGTAGCGTGGTAGGACTGTTAGTATCAACATTAATACTTAAATAACATGAAAGAGTATAAGAATAGATATGGTGATGTGTTCACATTCACAGAAGATGATGATCACAATATAATATGGAAAGGTAATTTTGAATATTGTAGAATAGGTATGCCTAATGATTACCAATATGCATATAGTGCATATTTGAAAGATAATGAGGGTAACCAATCACTAATGACATTAGCTCAATTCAAAGATGCTGTACATCATTACAATGAAGAAACTAGTAGCTATGACTATCCTAAATATATTAAGATGGTTGATTGCTTGAGAGATCAAATAGATATGGTTGATCCTAGTGGTGGACCATATTTAACTAGAGGTATGTCAATGGAAAGTTTTGGATTTAAAGATTCTATAATAGAAGATTTCAAAATGATTAATAATGGTTACAAAATAATAACTAAAAAGAATAATATGAGACACTACGGTGAATTAGAAGCCCTTGTTATAGCATGGGCTGCACAGAAAGGTATTCTAGAGAATGGAACACCAAGAGCTCAAGCTATGAAGACTTGGGAAGAAACAGATGAGTTAATCCAAGCTATCGAAGATGATAACATGTCTGAGATAGAAGATGCTCTAGGAGATATATTAGTAACAATCATCATCCAGGCAGAGATGCAAGGACTAAAGCTTGTAGATTGTTTAGAGAGTGCATACAATATAATCTCTCAACGTACAGGTAAGATGGTAGATGGCCAATTTGTAAAAGATAAATAATAATTAAAACCAATAATCATGAAACATTTATTTCAGTATGCAGTTATTCTGCACAAGTATGACAAAGAATGGTACTATCAAGATTCTCAAATCATTGTAGAGCCTAAAACAGCATTAGCTAAATCAGAAAAAGATCTTGTATTTAAAATCACAAGAGAGATTCCTGAAGAGTTTGCTGAAGATCCAGACAATGTACAAATCTTGGTCAGAAATTTTTAGTAACTCCATCTTGGTCAACTAGTACATCTAGTAATGGTGGAGTATTCAACAGACCAAAAACATTAGGAGGTACATTTAGAGGATTACCACATCAATCTATAATGAATGACAATCTTTTAAACACTACAGTTACATGTAACCAGGTAGCAAATACTTATTCATTAACAAGTGCATTGAATACTAGTGGGAATTTGTAAAACCTGTGGAAAGAATTCTGATGGAGAATATTGTTTTCAACACAAAGCTAGAAAACCCTTACCTTCTGGTAGGGGTTTAACTAGTAAAAAGTCAAGTTTATCATGTAAAAAACCTGACAAATCTCCTAGTAAGTTCTTAGAAATGAGACAATTCTTTCTATCTATATGGAAGAAAAGGGCACATTATAGTGAAATCACTGGGCAATATTTAGGTAAAGAACCTATGTCTACATACTTCCATCATATTCTACCTAAAGAAAAATATCCAGAAGCTTGTCTAGATGAAGAAAATATTATACTTTTGACACTTGAGGAACATTCTAATGTTGAAAATGACATGTATAGATATGAGGAGGTTAATAGAAGACGTAATCAATTAAACCTTAAATATGAAAGAACCTAATAGGGAACGTAAGAGTGACATTAAATATGCTGTTACACTTAACGAAGAACAGAAGCTCGCTAAGCAGTTAATAGTCAATAACCAAATTGTTATTGTTACTGGTAGAGCAGGAAGTGGTAAGTCATTAGTTTGTGCTCAAGCAGCTTTAGATTTCTTAATGAAAAAACAATGTAATAATATCTACGTTACAAGAGCTACAATTGAAGTGGGAAATTCATTAGGATTCTTACCAGGTGATTTAGAAGATAAGTTTAATCCTTATTTAGAAGCTTTTCAAGAAAACTTAGAGAAATGTTATGACAAGGTAAAAATTCAAGAACTAGTTAAAAACAAGAGAGTGGTTGCTTATCCTGTCCAGTTTATACGTGGTAAGACTATTGATGATATTCTTGTGGTGGAAGAAGCACAAAACCTGTCAAAGAATGAAATGCTAGCTATTCTAACTAGACTTGGTAAAACTGGTAAAATTATCATCAACGGTGATAATGAACAGAAAGATATCAAGGAATCATATACAGGTTTATCATATGCTATAGATATTTCTAAGAAGATAGAAGGTATAGAATGGATTAAATTAAAAGCAAATCACAGAAGTGATCTTGTAGGTAAAATATTAGATAACGAATATAATTAAAACAATGAGTTTAGAAGTATTAAAATTTAGTGCAACGTGGTGTGGACCATGTAGAGTGTTATCTCACACATTAGAAGGAGTTGAAGGAATTACAAATATTGACATTGATAAAGATATGGAAACTGCTAGAAAGTATGGCATTAGAAGTGTTCCAGCATTAGTATTTGTAGAAGATGGCAAAGAAATGGGTAGAAGTTTAGGAGCTATATCTCTTGATAGATATAATCAAATTCTAGCTGAATTAAAATCACCAAAATAATTAAAAACAATCAATATGAGAAACCAATTTTTTTACACAGCCAAGATTGGCGAAAAGGAGTATGTAGCTTCTTTAAACGTTAACAAAATCATTAGAACATTAGCTAATGATGCAGGAGGATTAATCATCATCTTAGATGACTTCAATGAGAGAGTTACAGAACAACCAGACATTGATCTTAAAACTAATAAGATGAAAGGGTTCAAAAAAGTTCGTGAAACTGTACAATCAGAGATTGAACTAAATGCTGATGATGCATTAAAATTTATTAAACTAACAGAATACAAAGGATAAAAAATGGCAAAATTATTAGGAAACCGCATCTATTTAGAGATGCCAAAGAAAGAAGAGAGTAAGCTTATTGTAGATGAGAATACAAAAGAAGCGTTACAGAAAGAACTACTTAAGAAAATGAGTAGATTGAAAGTGCACAGTGTAGGAACAGCTATTACAGATCCAGACTTGAAGGTAGGGGTTGAGGTGTTAGTAGACCCTACTGCATTGAGAGATAAAACATTAATCATTCCTTTATCAGAGAATGAAGATGTTATGTTAGTTTCTATATTTGACATAGTCCATATATGGGATTAGTTTCTTTTTCTAAATTTGTTAAAGAGTATAACAAAAAATTTTCAGCTTCTTCTATTAATATTTTAGAAGAAGTTGGAAATAATGTTATAATAGAAGATGAATTTGGAAAATGTAAAATAAGAAAACAACATTTAATGAATGGAGTTACTCCATCTATAAATTCATCATTAGATAAAAATTATTATTTTAAAAATAAAGCTAATAAAATTCATAATTTTAAATATAATTACTCTTTAATTAATTATATATCTGCAAATAAAAAAATAACAATTATTTGTAACATTCATGGAAAATTCAATCAAGAAGCTAATTCTCACTTGAATGGAAGAGGATGTCCTATCTGTAAAAAATTAAATATTTCAAATTATCATTCAAATAATCCTACAGGGTGGACAAAATCTAATTGGTATAAAAATAGTAAAACTTCTAAAAATTTTGAATCATTTAAACTTTATATTATAGAATGTTATAATGAAACAGAAAAATTTTATAAAATAGGAAGAACTTTTGTATCTATTGATTTAAGATTTAAAACTAAAAAAGAAATGCCTTATAATTACAATGTATTAAAAATCATTGAAGGAAATTCAGATACTATATATAATTTAGAAATAAAATTAAAAAATATGAATAAAGATAATAAATATATACCATTATTAAATTTTAATGGAAGTAAAGAATGTTTTAATAACATAATAGACATTTAGTAATATGAAAAATAAAGAATTACCAAGAATCTCAGCAAAGTGTATAACTTACGCTCGTGTTGAAACTCTCGAAGAACTAATATATAGTTTTTTAAATCAAGATTATGAAGGATGGTCAGAACTAATTATTGTAAATGATTATCCTTTACAAACATTAATTTTTGATCACCCAAAAGTTAAAATTTTTAATTTAAAAGAAACATTTTCTACGATTGGTGACAAAGAAAATTTTGCAATTGAACAGTGTAGTGGTGATTTGATAGCAGTTTTTGATGATGATGATGTAGCTTTACCTAATCATCTATCTAACATAGCTAAGTTTTGGAGACCAGATGCTAATCTTTTACACTGGCAAAATGGTGTGTTCTATAATGAACCTAATATAACTAAACTAATGGCTCTTGGTAACTCAGGTATTGTATATAGCAAGAAAGCTTGGGAAGAAATTGGTAAGAGTCCAATAGAGAACGCTGGTGGAGACATGACATTAGTTGTAGCTATTCATAACTTAGGAAGAGATAAAGTGGTATTAGCTGATCCTCCTAATGAAGAATGTTCTTGGTTTTATATGTGGGGTGGTAGAGGATACCATCAATCAGGATTAGGAACAGACACTGCAGATAGACCTAACGTTATAAAAAGACATAGTGACTATATAGAGAACTTAAGACAGCTAGGAAAGATTCCTACAGGAGATGTTCATCTAATGCCTCAATGGAATAAAGATTATATTCAAATGTTAAAAGACTATAACAATGCAAATAAATAGTATATCAATAGATTCAACTAGATCTATTACAGATTTATGTCTTCTTGGTGTAAAATATCCAACAGATAAATCTCCATACAATACTGATCCTAATTTACACAAACATGCATACACATCTATTTACAATCTATTATTTTCTAATATTAGATATAATGATATTCGTGTAGGAGAGTTAGGTATATTAGAGAATCATTCAATGCTTTCTTGGAGAGAATTCTTTCCTAATGCTACATTGTATGGATTTGAATGGTTTGATGGTAGATTAGATAAGGCAATTGGTGATAACATACCAAACTGTACTTATACTAAAATGAATGTTACTGATTCAAAATCAATTGAGAAAGGATTAACTGATGCAGGAAGTAACTTTGATATACTAATGGATGATTCAACACATGTGTTTGAGGATCAGATCAAGTTTATCAATATAGCATATAAACATTTAAAGCCTGGAGGATTTCTAATTATAGAAGATATATTTATTAATGCTAATGAAGAAGATTATTCAAAACAACTGAATCATTTATCAGATTATTTCTCTTCAGCTACATTTATATTTGCTAATCATGATTTGAAACATTCTCCTAATTGGAATAATGACAAACTACTTGTATTACATAGAAACGATAAACCATGTTCTTAAATATTATAACACCTTGTTCAAGACCAGAAAATCTAGATGTTATTTCTAAGAGTATAAATATTCCTAGAGATCAATATAGATGGATTGTTGTATTTGATGCAACAGAAGTTCCAGAAAACGTTCCAGAGAACTGTGAAGCTTATGCAATTAAAGATGTAAACAGTACATCTGGTAATGCACAAAGAAACTTTGCTCTTAATTTAGTTACAGATGGTCACATCTATTTTAATGATGATGATACTATTATGCAACCTGAATTATGGAATGAGATAAAAGATGAAAATGATACAGATTTTATATCTTTTCAACAAGTAAATAAAGATGGAAGTCTAAGATTGAAAGGAGAGAATATATCTGTAGGATATATAGACAGTCATAACTTTGTTGTATCAAACAAAACAATGGGAGATATAAGATGGGTGTTGAATAGATATGATGCTGATGGTGTGTTTGCACGAGAGTGCTATGAAAAAGCAAAAATTATATTATACATAGATAAAGTTCTTTCTGTATATAATTCTCTTAAATAAAAAAAGCCCCATCAAGGGGCTTTCTTATTTTGATATACGTTTTCTTTTGAATAAAGGTCTTTTGGTACCAGAGTCTCCAGCTTCCTTCATATAGTTCCCATTAATGGGTTTAGGAGGAGCTACCTTAGGAGCCATTCTAGGTTTACCAGATTTCTTAGCTTTACCAGCTGTCATAGATTTACTTGCAGCCATACTTGCATTTTTTCATTGAAGTTCCAGATTTAGCTTTCTTTACAGAAGCACCTTTCTTAGCTATAACACCACGTCCTTTAAGAATGTCTGCTCTAGTAATCTTTCCATCTTTATTAAGATCAGGAAACTTACCACCAGATTTAGCTTTCTTAATGGTTTTACCATTCTTACCAGAACCCATACTTCCTACTCTTGGCATTTTTTTTCTTTCCTCAGCAGTGAATGGAGGTCTTGTACCTTCTCCTCCACCAATAGTTGGAACACCTCTGTTATCTTTATTAGCAGGGTAACTATTTGCAGGATTGTTTGATTTTTTTGGTGTTTTTGTTGTTTTTTTAACAACAGGTTTTTCTTTTGGCATGATTATATATTTTTATAAGGTTAACAATTCCACTTACGTAATGCAAGAGTTTTTCTTGTAGGTTTACCATTAGGTTTTTTTGCAGGACCTTTTACTCCTGACATTCTAGCACAAAAAGACTTACGTCTATTAGCTGCTTTACTTCCAGGTTTTAACTTAGAAGGTTTAGTTGTAACAGCCATTTTCATATTTCCTCCTGTAGCTCTATTATATTTAGCTACACCTTTAGCAGTTAAGCCTCCAGCTTTAGATTTTTCTCCTCTACCTATTGAGAGAGAGACACCTTTCTTGCTCATAATCTTTTAAATATTTAAAGTTATATTTATTACTTTTTCTCTTTCCTGAACAAAGCATACTTATAAATGAGTGACTTATACCATAAGCTAATTTTGCTTCGTTTAAACAAGAATAAATAATATTTGTATTTAAATCTATAACTTTTTTAGCTTGAGAATTATTACCTAAACTTTGTTTAGCACTCATTTTTTCTTTAGTAGAGTCTTTGTGTTTCATTCCAAAGTTCCAATGTAATTCTCCAAAAGGTATATCTGTTCTTTTTAAAGCTGATTCTTTCATCAACTTTTTACTTTCTTCAGAATGTTTTTTTCCTTTCATTGGATGCTCATTAGTTAATCTCCAAATCCTAGTTTTTTCAACTATTTTTTCTATAGTTTCTTTTGTATGTTTTACAGATGAATCTCCTCCTTCTGTTCTATTATATCCATTTGGAACCATACAATTTAATTCTTTTATGAATTGTCTTTCTAGTAACTTTGCATCTTTTAAACTTAGATTTTCTTCTAAAATTAAGAACTCAAAATTTTCAAATCCATACTTTTTAATAGCTAAACAAAACACAACAGCTTTACTAGTAGTTTTTTTATGTTGATTATATCTTCTTTTTACATCACAAGTAATACCAACATATTTTTTATTGTTGATTTTGTTAGTAAAACAATATACAGAATAACATAAATCTTCCATTGCCATTATTTCTTAGCTTTAGCTTTGATTTTCTTCTCTTGCTTTAACATAGCAGCTGTAGGTTTCTTACCAGATCCTTTATTAGCTCTGATGTTATCCCATAATCCTCTTCTAGACATAGAACCATCAGCACGCTTAATCATTGCTCCAGCTTTGGCTTTATTTTTCTTAATAGGGAAACCATTAGCATCGTAACCAGGTTTTCCTTTAAGTTTTTGTCTATCAATATCTTTACCAGCTTGTTTAGCTCTTTTAAAAGCTTGTTCAGAATATTTTGGAGAATTCATATTACGTGCAGCTGCCTCATAAGCTTCATCCATTCTCTTTTGAAAGTAAGCTGTACTATCTTTTGTAGCTTTTTGAACAGGACCTCCATTTTTCAATGTACTTCCTTTGAATGGGCCTTTCTTTTTAATAAGAGGACCATTAGGAACTTTAGTAATATTTCCCATGATTATTTCTTTTTATTAGATTTAGCAATCTTTTTGAATGTTTTAGCAAGAGCTTTAGCTTTGCCTGTACAACCAGGTTTAGTGATTGGTGTACATTTACCAGCAGTACCACGTTTCTTGATAGAAGCTGCAGCTTTCTGCATCCATTTACCATCTTTAGCTTTTGCTATAGTGGTTCCAGTTTTAGCTTTCTTTTTAAGAATTTTACCACCATTTTTTTCAATATTTCCTTCAGAATTTCTTCCTTTTAATATTCTAGGAACACCTTCCATATCTCTAGTTCTAACTGCAATATTTTCAACTGCTTTTGCCCTTCTTGCTTTATCAGAAGCATCTATTTTTTTATAAAAAGGAGTTTCTTCTTTAGAAATAGGAGTATCTTTACTTGGTTGAGGACCATTAAAAGTTTTTCTATATGCTAAATCTCGTTCATGATAAAGAGGATTATGCATATCTAGTCTAACTTTTCTTTTTATATCTTCTATATGAGCTATATCACCTGGTTTATATGACATTCCAGATGCTGGATTATAATCCATACCATCTTGTGCTTTTTTTATAGTTTTTTTTGATAAAACTTTACCATTTTTAGCTTTCTTAGGTAGAGAACCTCTCATCTTTGGAGCACTCTTAATAAGTTTTTTGATTGTAGCCATGATTATTTCTTTTTAGAAACTTTCTTTTTAGCTGTCATCTTAGTAGCACCAAGTTGTTTGTCTGCAGTAAGTTTAGCTTTACCTCTAGCACCAGCTAAAGTTTTCTTTTGAACAGTAGTGTATGCTCCTTTAGGATCGATACCTTTATCTCTTTTAGTAGATGCTTTAAGTGCAGATAAAGAACCACCGTTCTTCATTTTCTTTTTAACCATACCACCTTTTTTCATACCTTTTCTTCTTACTCCTATAGGATTATCATTTTTATCATATTTTACATCTTCATTAAATCTTTCAAAATTTTTATCATAATTAGAATACGTTTTAGAAAAAGCTTTATTTAAAGCTTCTCTTTGTCCTTTTTTAAATCCCATGTCTCTGTCCATAGTTCCTCCTACAGGTTGTATAGTATCTGATGCAAATCTTGGATATTTTTCTCCATATTCTTGAAATGGAGTTTTAGTTTTAACTTTATTTCCAGTTTGAGCTTTAGGTACTGCAGATTTTTTAGCTACAGTTTTTTTAACTGTAGATTTTTTAGTTGTTGCCATAGCGTTTAAATGTTATATTGGGTTTAACAATAATGTTTTATAGATGTATTATTCTTTCTTTTTCCAGAAAGTTTTTCATGTAACTTTTTATATCCTGTATGTTTTATACAATCAGCAATAGACTCATATACAATATTAGTATCAGTATCTATTACTTTTTTACTTACAGCGGTGTGTTTACCAAACCAAGCATTTTTACTTCCTGTAGAAGCTAATCTTAGTTTTTCTTTAGTTTCTTGGGAAGGAAGTTTGCCTTTTTTGATTTCACTCATTTTTTGTAGTGTTTCTTCTGAGTGATTTTTTCCAAACCAATAAGCTTTTCCATCTTTTTGTCTTTCAGACAATTTTAATTTGTATTCTTCTGATCTTTTTATACCAGGAGTACCTTCTCCACCATTAGTCATGTTAACTAAAGTTCCTGTAGATAGATCTTTTCTTCCATACAGTAAAATAAATTCTATTTCTTTCTGACAAGCTTGTTCCCAAGTAAGATTATCTAATAGAATTTCTACTTCATAAACAGTTTTATTGGTAATATTTTTCCAATAGATACTTCTATTGGCTTTTATTTTAGATCTTTTATAATCTTCATCATTACCAATTCCAATATAGAATGGTTCATTTTTGTCAAGTCTTATATGTCTATAAACGTATGCCATTATTTTTCAATATGTCTTCCAAATGTAACATTTGATTTAACCTTTATATCACGATGACAAAATTGCCACATCTCACCAGTTTGATTAATTATAATTGTATAGATGGTATCAGACTCATGACCGTAATCAGTCACTAACCAAATCATCCCATCTCCCTTGGGTGTTGTAACATCTATTCTATTTTTTGGTTCGTATATTCTCATAGAGAAGTGCTTTTGTTCAAGAACACCTGTTATTCGTCACCCAACAGGTATGTTAATTTAGTCTTTTATGACTTCCATTGTAGGAGCTTGTGACTCTTCTACTACTTCCTTAATGATATCAGCTTCTACACCAGCTATCATTATTTTTTCAATCACTTCGTTAGCTTTCACCATCAATTGAAAACGTGCTGCTTCTTCTGACGATAAATAAGATCTAACTGTGTTTAAGAATAGACCAAATTCTTGTCCTGAGATTTCAAATTTGTCTTCAGGAGTCCATGTGTACCTTTTTGCAGGATCGTACTGTGCCATAATTTAATTGGTTTTAAAATGATCAGTAAATGTATGTAAGTATTTTTACATATGCAAATTTATTTTTTATCCCACTTGATTAACTGTTACAATAAGACCAGGAATAGCAGGAACATTTCCTGAAGCTAAAGCTGATGTAATTGATATTGCATTATTTACGTTACTATTTATTTCCCATTTAAGTTGTACATATTCATTAGCCACTGTAGTTTTAAAGAAAAAGTTCCATGCTGCCACAACATATACAGAGTTAGAAGGAAATCCTAATTGAGATGCACTAGTTGGTACATCAAAGCCATTTTGTGATAACCATATATGTGCATGTGTTGCAGTGTTACCAGAATTTTTTACCATCTGTGCACTAAACTGTATATTATATACACCAGGGTTAGCTATAGTTATTCTATTTCCAGAAGTTATAGACACTCCATTATTCCATGAATCTGAATTACCAATATTCATTGTAAGAACAGCTCCAGCATTTCCTGTTTGGTTTGTAGTGTCATAGAAAGATCCTAAATAACCAAATCCACCAGGAGGACCAGGAACCACTCTTGAGTCTACAAACTCATCAA